GCCTTTGCACTATCTACGTTTGTATCACGAAAGATACGTATAGACTGTGGGCTGACTGGTATATTGCCTGATGTAAAGACTACATTACCACCACCTGTAGTAGTATAGCTTGTTATATTGTAGTGTGTGCTGGTTGTTTTTACAACACCGTCTACTTCAACTTTTACGTCAGACTCTTGTATAGAAGGGAAAGAAAACGCTTTTGTCGCATTTCCATCCCCAGTGTAATCTACGAATGTTGTTGCCATTTATTTGTATATGTTGAGGATGTTTGCTGTATCACGTTGCTTTCTAATTTGTGCAAACTTTCTTTCTTGTTGTTCTTGACGTAGCTTAAGTATATCTGACTGACGCTTAATATTAGCCCAAGCTATTCTTCTAGCTTTGCGAAATAGTTTATCTATTTCTCTGTTATGCCAGTAGTCTCTTGCATTAAAGTCACCACGTCTACCAGAGTTGATGTCTTTATACATTTGTTCTAAAGATGCTAAAGCTCTTGGATCTCGAGCTAACTTGTCTAATGCTAGTTCTAGGTTCTGTATACCAATAGCTTGTTGAAATCTAGATCTTATAGAAGGGCTGTCTGTTAAGTTTGTACCGTCAGGAGCGTAGTATGTAGACTGTCTAAGATCATAGCCACTATCAAATAGAAAGTTTCTACCCGGACTTTGATCTAAGTTAAGACTTATAGGACTCACAGCGTTGTATGCACGAGTCAGAAAATCCCAATCTCTAATAGGCTTACCTGTAAGTAAATCGTATTTTATAGGTAGTGGGTCAGCGTGAGGGTTTATAGATGTGGCTATTTCTGTAATTAAGTTACGGTTACGAACTGACTGTCTGACACCAGATCCTATTTCACGCATGTATGGTGTAAATAATTTACCCATTTCATTACGTAAGCCAGCTAGAGGTACAGTATTATTTACTAAACCAGCTATAATACGTGGCCCCTGTCCGGGTCTACCGCCAAATAAATCTACAAAGGACTGTATGCCTGCTAGATATGACTTACTGGTTACAGCTTGTGCTACAACTAATGATATCTTACCTAGTTCATTTTCTGTCCACTCTTCACCCATAAGCTCACTTGCATCGCCTACGTCAGCGATTGTAGACATAATAAGGTTGAATGGTTCAAACTGGTCATAGCCGACACGAACGTTACCTATACGGATTGTTCTTGGCTCCCATTTACCATCTAGCCATAGCTGTCTCTTTTGTCTATCAACTGGGCCGTTACCGTTAAGATCACCACGCATCCATGCCTGTGTAGCCATAAATACTACAGCAGAACCTATTGCCAATCGGCCTGTTTGTAAAGCTCTAGCATTAGCAAGTTCTTCTGGTGTAAAGATACCGTACTTAGATACACTGCCTAAATCATTAGGGTTAGCAAATGCAATATCGTTAAACTCTTTGACTAAGAAGTTAAAACCGGGTGTATACTTACCTGTCAATGCAAGACCGTTTACACCAGTTCTAGCAAACAAAAAGAATGGCTTGGCTAGCGGTGTAGCTGTAAATACATCGTTTAGACCTTTAGCAAAACCTGTAAGCTCTTGAGTAAGTGTAACTTCTTTCTTTGCGAAGGAGGTAGCTTCATCCGTAATATTACCAGCAGCGTCAAAAACCTGACTATAAAAATCATCTTCATAGGCTTTCATCAACTCCTTTGTAATTTTAGGTGTCTGTATACCGTTGCTTTGTAGCTCAAGAACTCTACGCATAGCTTTCTCTCTCATCTTTGCACGACCTAAGATATATGCAAACGCATCATCAGTTGCAGCCATAAGCTTAGTAGAGTATGTCAACATATTGCTGTTGTTCATTTGACGTGCCATGTTAGCAAGTCTAAATGCTGCTACATCACCAGCTGATGCTCTACCACTATCTTCTGCCCAACGACGTAATATTTCCCAGTTGTCGTCACCTTTAGTATACTCAGAAAAACGTGTTTTAACGTTTCTTATATCACCTTTCCAGTAAGAGTTTAGCTTATTTTTAAATATTTCAAACGACTCTGGTATAGCTTCTACCATAGCATTGACTGTTGACAAGCTAGCTCTAAGCCCACGTATGTCTCCAGTAAATGGAGCTTTGATTGCGTAGCCTAATGCTGTAGCAAGAGGTCTTAGTAATGTTGCAGTAGATGTACCCATGATTGCTCGAGCTGGTGTTTTAGGGCCAGATAGTATACTGTTAGTCATTACACCTTCTAGCTCACGTATAAGAACACCTGTACGGTCTGGGCCGTTAGGATCTATCTTACCACCTTTGAGTATTTTCTTTGCCCAGTTATCAAAGTCATCTAGACTCTGTATATCTTTCATCATAGAAAAAGCTTCAAACAAAGCGTTGAGTAGATCATCACTCTTATCATCTTTTGCAATGTTTAGAATGGTTTGAATTTGATCTCTAGTATCTGCAACATCTTTTGTAACTACTTCTTCAAGTGCTGCTTTTCTTTTCTTACCTACGCCTAGTGCTCTAAATGAGTCTGACTTGACAAATCTTGCTTTCTTAGTTTGGTACAGTGCAGTTAGCATAGTATCAACTATCTGCTTAGCTGGGCCATCTACAGCTCCTAGATCAACTAGATCAGCTATTTCTCTACCAGCAATACCTGTGTCACGCAACTGCTTAAGCAATGTTCCTACTACTAGGTCAGCTACCGCTACGTTTTTAGATGTCCATACTTCGATGCCATCAATAACATCATTAGTTTCAAACAGTTCTTTTAGATACTCTTCTGGAGACATCTCAATAGGATTTCTGTTTTGTGTAATACGTTGATGTGCTTCGATGGATTCTCTATATAATGATGCTAGTTTTTTTCTATCACCTTTTGCAGCTTCTAGTTCTTTTGCAAACTTTTCGCTACTCATCAGAGTACGCATGATTCTTTCGACCTGTGCGTCGTCTGTACCGCCCTCTAAGGCTATCCTTTCTCGTTCTATGGGTGTTGTAACGGATCCTGTTGAACCATCCTCTGAGCCCCAATCTGTACGTGTTTTGGATAACTGTTGACGAGCTACATCTGGTTCAACCTCTGATATGTGTGCCCCTTGGTGTGGTTCTGCAAATGGTGCGTTTTTATCAGCTCTGAACTCAGCTTCTCCTTTTCGGAGCTGTGCAAGTCCAGCCTGTAGTGACTGATCCTGTAAGCTTTTGTTTCTTTTTGTTATCTGTGTTATAGCTGTATCACCACCTTTTTTAAGTGCATACGCTACACCATCAAATATTATACCGATACCCATACCTTCTACGATGTTTTTGAGTTTCATCATAATAGGATGGTCAGTATCTTTTGTAGATAATGGTGTGTCAATCCAACCATATCTGTCACGTAATGCAGCTAAAGCGTTATGCTCATCTGACTCTTTAGATATAAGGTCAGACACAGCACCGACTGCTGCACCTCGTAACACACTGCTGCTAGCTAGGCCAGCTAGACTTGCTGGTACTGATACAACTCCAGCTGCTACCGCACCTTTTGCTGCTAGTATTGTGCCAGCTGCAAGAGATCCAAAATGTACTAGACCTCTTAGCTGCTTGCCCCACCATGTTTTAGTTTCTATAGGATTATCATAACCGTTGAATGGTGTCCACTCTGGTTTGTATTCTCCTGTAAGTTCTCTTTCTCGCTGCATTTCACCAGATAACGCATCGAATGTACGCTCTGGGAATGTAGCTATAGAAGAGGCGGTGTCTTGTAAACCGCCTGATAAGATAGACTGCCCTTCTTTAATGAAAGCTTTTGCACCCCATGTCTCTGCATTACGTGGGTCAAACTGCTCATCCAAAGCTTGCTGTTCTTCTTCTTCTTTTACTTGTCTTCGATCAGCTTCTTCTTGCTGTCTTTGATTGTAGGAGTTGGACAAATTCTGAGCCTGTTGTGTAAGGTCATCTATTGTATTGTCCTCTAGTTCTACCTCAAACTTTTGACTCATTTTTATCTTTTCCTTTTGGTTGACGATGGTCTAAATATTTCTACAATTTCACCTTTTCGGTTAAACTTAAGACCTTGTTCTTTAAGAAGTGCTAACTGTGCTTTCTTATTAAGATCGGTAAACTTAACATCTGTTATAAGTGAACCATCTTCCTTTCTAAAGTTAACAAGCTCACCATCGACTGTAGCTTTAAACTTGTTTTTGTAATTATCTCTATTATTTGTAATAAACTCAGATACAAGATCTGTACCAATTCTACTGTTATAAACGTCTGCTTGAGCTTCTTGTGCAATCTCTTTATCACTCAGAAACAGGTTGTTTAGATCGTCAGAATGTGATCCCCAATGTGCAAAAAAGTCTGCATCTTTTAACTTTGGAAATATCTCATTCAATAGTACTATATCATCTTCGCTAAGAGTTGACATTTTATGAGATCCGCTGGTTTTAGCATCTGAAGCATCGAAACCACGTATACCATTCTTTGCTTCGATTCTTGATTTCCACAATATAGCAAGAGCCTGAGTCTGTGCATTTTCATCAAAAACACCATTGAAATCTAAAAGAGAATCTTCAAGTCCTTTTGATTGAGCGTAAGCTTTTATGTCTAACAAATCTTGTTTACTAAATCCATAACGACCTATTGAGTTAGCATTTAAGTTTATAAGTTTGTTTATAGTCATCTTGTCACCGTTATTATAGGTGTGAGTTCTTGACCCATTATCTCGTACATAATAACCATCGCCAGCATACTCAAGTTTACCATTGACGTTAACTAAATTACGAGATCCATTCATTAGATCTTCTACCTTACCTTTAGACTTTTTATCGTAAAATATAGCGATTGACGTATTGATAGATGGGTTACGTTCTATAACTTCACGTTCTTCTTCAGATAACTTGTAGTAAGTTTTGTCAAGTAAAAACTCTTGTGTTTCTTCGTTATAACCACCTGTAGCTGCGAGTCTTTGCATCAATAACTTTGTAGGAGACATGTTTAGTTTTTCACCTAGTTGTACCCAGTACTGAGGTAAACGTCTGTTATTTAGTAAAGCATCAAGTCCAGCTTCAAGACCGGGCTTTTCATAGATGTCTATAACCTCTTTACTTTGTAGAATACTTTTATCAGCATTTACTTTGTTAACATAATCATTAACATTTTCTATACGTCCAAATTGTAATCCGGTATCTGGAACAGCATAAGCACCGTCAGCTATATTTAGTAATTCTTGTTCAACTCTTTTTGATACAGTATCAACATTAAACTCAGTTTCTAGTCCTTTTATCTCGTTTAGTGACTCAATCAGCTCACCCTTAGCTCTGTCTAAAGTTTGCTTCTGTACAAGATTTAGAGTGTTAATTGTTATTCTTGCCTCACCTTGTGCAAGATTGTCGTTTAAAGTTTTAAGATACTTTCTTTCTAGTTCAGCAAGACCACTTATAATTAAAGGATCTCGTGGTTGACCAACACCATTAGGATAGTCACTAAACTGTTGCTTACCAAACTGATTACTTGTGTAGTTTAACGACTCTGGGCCAAGTAATTCTAAAGGAAATGGTAAGTTTTTTGTGCCCGGATTTGATTCCCAAGCAATTCTAAGATTTACTGATTGCTCTTGTGTGAATGTACCACCACCAGCAATGTTAGCTTCTTTAGCAAGCGGTGCATAAATTTCTCTTTTCCATTTTTCTACTGCTGTTTTATTCAGTGCGTCTACCTCTGGAAAGAAGTCTTTAGAAACATCTTGGTTATCATCTCGGATAACATTTTTAAACTCGTCACCTTTACCAACATTTAAATCATCAAAAGTTACAAAAGGATTCTCACTATCTTTTTTAGATTTGTCATAAAACAAAGCTTCGTTTTCTAGATAAGCTAGATCTTCCGGAAAAAATGCACCATCTTTGTTTTTAACACTTTCACGAACTGTTTTAAAAAAGAAAACTAACGCTTCTTTATCATCTAGATTGTATCTTATTTTTATATTATTAATAGCGTTTTGTGTATTGAATGGGTTGTCATCTGTTCCAGCATCTAAACCATCTCGTATCTCCTGTTTTGTTTTATTACCAAGTATCTTTTCAGCGTTGTAGTTGATTCTATTTTCAGCTACTTGTAACGCTTTTTCTTTTTCTTTTAGAAGCTCAGGATATATCTTTGCAACCCACTCTCTTTCAAACGCCTTACTATTAATATCTACACCAGCTTGCTCGTACTGGTATAAAATAGACATACCTAATAAATCTTCAGACTTATCGTATATATCTATAGCTTCAAGCTTTGTATTTGTTGTAGCAAATCCGTTTTCTGTTCTCCAGTTACCAGCTCCTGCAAACACTTTAGGTAGAAGCTCGTTACCTACTTTACGTATGTTACCATGCTCGCCTTCTTCAATACTAGCAGTTGCAAGAAATAAATCTTTTCCTACTGGGTCGTTGTCTGCAAGTAAAGCAGCATCCGCTTCAGCATCTTGTTGTAATAAACTTGCCTTCTTTTTATTTTCAAGATCTATTTTAGCTTCTGATAAGCCATCCCTAGCAGTAGCATTAAGTTCGTTAAGTTTATTCGCTTTTTGAACTACATCAGCAAAGTCGGCAGCTGATTTAGAAAAGTCTGCTAACTGCTTGAGTCTATCTAATGGGCTTTTCTGTGCCTCTATAATCTGTTCTAAAAAACGAGACTGTACACGAGCATCGTCAGTGACTCTATCAATTTCTTTATTGACAGAGCCTGATAAGTTAGCTGACGTGTTTTGATAATTCGTATCCGAAATATCGGGTAGGTCGTCCCGTGGTGTACCTACGACCGTTCCAAATGATGATGTCATAATTTATCAGGGAAACTTAAATATTCCAGCACCTGTTGGGTTAAATGCTCCACCCGGTACAAATGGTGTAGCTATGCTTATTCCAGTTTGTAGTAACTGTAATGCACCTGTAAATCTATCTCTAGGTGGCATCATAACTGGCATACCATATATTGGTGGTAGTCCTAGATCTTCTCGTGCTTGAGCGTTAGCAGCTTGGAACTGTCTTCTAGCACCAGTCAGAGAAGCAGACATATTTCTACCAAAGTTAGTACGGTTGATACCTTGTACTTCTGACTTAGCATCAAGTAAAGCTTGATATTGTTTTAGGCCATACCTACGAGATCGACCACCTTCGTTGGTAGCTTTTTTAGAAAAGTATAATCTGGCAGCCTTTTCTAACTCTGCTCTACCCTTAGCTTGTGTATATAAAGCTTTGGAGTAAGCATCACTTATTGTTCGACTATAGCCTATAACATTTTTGTCTAATGTTTTTTCATAGGTAGCTTCTCTGTTGAAAAACTTGAGCCCCTCTTGGGCATAGGCAAAGTCTTTTTCTTTCTTTCTTTGTTTGGCAGCTTCACGAGCTTGCCTATTAGCGTCTAAGCACACGGCAAAATTCTATAAATGTTACATTGTTTGGCCCATATTTTAACTTACGTAAAAATTTGAAACCAAGAAACTTCAGCAGTTTTAAATGTGCCTTGTTTCGACTATCAACGATATTCCAGAGTAGCTTTTCTTTACGGCTATCGACCCACCGTTTAGCTTCTCTGACAAATAGCATTGGCCCTTCTTCAATTACTGGAGTACATAGCATCCAGATATCTCCATCTTTTCCTACGCCTGCCATTCCAGCAGTCTTGCCGCTAGGCGACGTGAAATACACATAGGATGGGTTGTGAGCCATGAGAGGGAGGTAGATCATAGGATCTAGCCCGTGTCCCTCTTCGACTTCTCTGCGGTCTTCTGGACGTAGATTAGAGGCCACCTCCATGGCAGCCTTTACTGTGATTGGGTGAATATATTTACTCATAAATTCTTATATATCGGTTCTAGTTTTTCTATTGTATCTGCCATCCAAGGTTCCCAAGGCATCTGTTTCATACCTTTCTGGACGTATCTTTCATACCATCTATTGGTTTTCATTCTCCAATAGAAGTATCTGAGTTCTGTTTCTGTAAGTTGTATGTTATACACGTTTATAATATTTGGGTGAGTAATCCCCTTCCCAAGACAACGATCTAAGCGTAGCTGGAGCAGGGTGTGATGATTTGAGTGTTATCTCAACATTTGTGTTTTTTTCGTAGACTGGGACAGTTTTAATAAACTCTTCGAGATATGGTGCATCAGATGCGTCGTACTCGTCCAGTTCTGTTGATTCGTAGATTTCTGTGTAATCATTTTTACCTACACGTTCTAACGTAGTTTCGTATAGACCTATCTTACCAAAGTGAAACTTGACTCTATGTAGAACTAAGGACGCATTTACATCAGCAGCAGATGCAGAACCTTGAGCTCTAGTAGGGTATATTGTGGGAAGCTTAACTTCGTATGGATAGATATAGCCTATAGTAAGTGTTACGCCTGACCAGTTACCGGGTAAGGTAAATGATGTGCCTGAGATTGTAGGCTTGGCGTATCTACCAACTCGTGTTGAGTTAGTATTTGTGTCAATCACAATTAAATCGTGGTTAGGAGTAGTAACTGTGTTCAACCAGCTAACACCAGTAAAGGTAGTCAGATTCGTAGTTGAGTTAAAGCTGCCGCCGCTAACAGTAGTATGATTATCCACATGTAATAAGAAGTCGACATTATCTTGTACAATACTAGGGTCTGTTTCAGTCTGCACTAGCTTGATACTTTGTAGATAATAGTCACTATCTAGAAAGAAGTATTCATCATTGATAATAAAATGATATGTCAATGGATTGTTAAGTTTCCATTTAAACCATGCAGCCTGTTGTCTTTTTTCTGCGGTCTGGAAGTACTTATAACCAAATACCGTATCACTTCCGGTTTTACCAATCAATACAATAGAGTTTTCTCTAGAGTTCGTCATTAAATCTACATCTTTTGGTATCAATGTAGGTACAATTTTACTAACTTCTAAAATATTAGGTTCGCCTTCTCGAGCAGAGTTAGCCATTTCATTGAACCTACTAAACTTACCAGAGTTATCTAAGTAAGCAACTGTCGTACCTAGAGATATAGGAGGCATATCTTTGTTATAATTAAACGTAGCTATACTTCTCAGTTTAGCTGTGTCAGGGTTGAATACTGTATCATCTGATGCCAATAAGAACTGTTGGTTTGTACTAAATACAAGTAAACCAGCATTAATTTCTATACCATCAAACAAGTCAGATGGGAACATAGATGCAGCTGATATATCTACAGGGTCAGACGTTGATACTGTAAGAGCTGTTTCAATAAAGAAGTCAGGTAAACCTAACGTACCCGGCCTAGATGTTATGACATTCTCACCAGATAAAAAAGCTAGCCTGTTACGAAAGAACAATACTTTATTTACTCTACCACCAACAAACGATGGTAGTGGGTTAGTAAAATCATCTCCGACAGTTCTATCAAAATACTCAAATGGTCTGACTGTAAATGTTGTCGCAGCTGTACGCTGTATAACAAGCGGCATGTTAGTTAGGGTTTTAGCTATACCCGGCTTTGCACACTCGATCCAAGAGCCATTACCATCTTTCTCGTTTTGACCTTCAAACTTTAGATAGTAGTCATCTTCTTCTGCTCTCAAAGCGTTAGATACTTTAACTATATAACCATGCTTACATTGGTTGGGTAAGCCTTGAACATCGTTTACACTAGATTGCATAACTCTCATCGTGTCATTTTCAACAACGTTGACAGTAAACGAGTTGTTACTTGAAAGATATATACCATTACCTATTGCCTTAGCAGTTAGACCACTAGGTAACTCTTGTATAATACCTCCAATAATTGTGTCAGCTGTTACTGCTGTTTGTGCGTCAAAAGGTGTAGGCTCAGGTCTGACAAGTCCGTTACCGTTTGAGCCACCAAATACCGTAGCATTTATCTGTGTAGTTTCTATCTCCTCTACACGTACAGTATATGTAGCATTGTTGCCACCAGCTGCACCACCTTGAGCTGAGTCAAGAGTCACAGTTACAGTGTCACCTACAGCCCAACCTTCACCACCGTGTAGTAAAGTTATATCACGTTGATAGCTGCATCTGTAGTTTTGCCCATCAGGGCCGTCAGAACTAGCACTATAGTTAGGACTAACGCCTTGTTGACCTAGTATGTCAATTCTAAATATTAAGTTTTTACCATTACCAGTGCCTAGACCTGATCCATTACCGTTCGGATCGTTTGCACTAAATACTTGTGTACCGATGCCGGGGCAAGTACCTGTACCATCAGATTCATCAAGTGTGTCAGATGATATCTTAATACGTGTAGCACGACTGAGGCTTGTAACAGCAGCACTGTCAAATATATCAAGTCCATATTGTCTTCCGTTTTCTGTTCGTAGCAACTCTATCATTGCAAAATGTGGATCTGGAGTAGCTTGTGTTGTGCCTGTAGATCCAACTAAAGTATTAGAATTAGTAGAGTCCCTACTTGAAACAAATGTAGTATCATTGATAGTAAGGAACTGTAAGTTTTCTGGGTCACTTGTTGCTAGATATGCTTGTACTACGGATTGTTTATCAACAGGCCCGTTCCCGTCTCCATAGTCATGTGTGTAGCTTGTGGTCATCTGTGTTCCGTCACTACAACGCCATACACGTACCTGACCGTCAGCTGCTACTTGTCCTATGTATGATCCCTCTGTCTCATCACGAAAGTAATGAAACCAAGACCCACCACTTTGTACATTAGTAAGTGCGTCGGTTCCAATCCTTTTAGCACCCGGTCTTTTGAACAGTCCTCTGGTAACGTCTGGTATAGCGTTTACTATTTCCGTGACTTGGCCGGGAAACTTTAGGTTGTCAGGCTGTTCTGACATGCCTAATGAGAACTGAGGTATAGTTTGTGTTACGCTTGCCATTATCGTCTAAGGTTTCTCCAAGGTTGGTAAGTTTGATATGCAGTGCCCTCTGGGAATCCCATCATGCTGTGATCTCCCTGATTACACTCGTACTCCATGAGAGCTGCTCGTGCTAAACCTTCTTGCTGTGTTAATAATTTTACAAGATTAGGATTTGAGACAAGCTGTGTAGCTGCTAGTCTAGAAGCTCTATATGTAATGTATCTTCTAAATGTAATCGGTAGATCTTCAAAAGCATATAGTCTGACAACATCTAGATCTACGTCGCCATCAAACTCATCTGTATGATCTATCTTGTCATACAAAAATCCATTACGACGTACGAGGTCATGGTGTCTACGAGCTTGGTTGTCATGTAAATCCATAGAAAGTATATCATTACCTATTGCTATTTTTTTAGTAGTAGCATCAGGTGTAAACTTTACATGGTACTCTGTGTTAAAATGCCAGCCTTCTGCCTGTGTATCAACGTTAGAGTCTCTAAGTAAATTAAATATTACAGCAACTTCTGGGTTGTCAAAGTTTAAAGTAGTCTGTGGTGATTGACCTATGCTACCCAGTATAGAGTTCACTGCGGATAGTTCGGTATCGGTGTCAATAGTTGTGGTAGCCATAAGAAAAAAAGGGAGCCGAAGCCCCCGTATAAAATAAAAATTAAGTAGCGTTAGCTGGGAATTGAGTACCAAACGCAGCAGGCTTAGTTGTTGTTCCAGCGAACAATTCAACGCAAGCAGCTGGGTTTAGGAAGTCTGCTCCCATAGCTAGTCTTCCAAGGATTACGTCACCTTGGTATACAACAGAAACATCACCTGAAGTTACCTGAACCTGTGGGCCGATAGCTTCTACAACACCAGCAGCTTCTCTTTGGAAGATAAGTCC